CCGATCCTCCCTTGCTGGGGGGAGCGTCCCGACTCTCGTCGGGCCCGGGTAGTATTGGCTTAAAGATGGTTAGGGATAGGGAAGGGCTGAGCGGCACGACTGGTGGATGGATTAACTCCAATACCAGCTTATGCATCGCTAGGGTACGATTAACATAATCGGAACCCAGTACCTCTCGATTCCAATCGATCTCAGTTTTTAACTGAGGTTCGAGATCATCCAACGGACGAAGCAACTTAGATAAACTGGTTTGCACCAGCATCTCCATCTGTTCAGGTCTTCGATCTGACCATTTGGCAATTGTTTCAATCCGTTTAAGCTCATGCTCCCATGAGGTCTGTGGAGGCTGAGGAATTAGTTCTTCAACCGGCTCAGAGTACGCATGGTAGCCTGGACTTATTCGCTGCACCATGGCCCAGAAAATCATTTCATAATTTATCTGTATAGGCCAAGGAAGTCGCCAAAAGGCAAAAGGATTATATGACCGATTCAAGATCGGATCCATATCCTCCCGAAAACCTAGTAACCAACCTAGTGTTTTCGCCTCTGGTGAAATACGTGCCACCCAAGGGAAGGCTAAATGCCAACCCCCAAGTGGGTAACGTGTCCACAGTGCTTTAAAAGCATCTGTGGCTTTGCGGTTTCGCGCGTTTTCCGCGTCTACACGCTGAACTCTATCTAGTTTTCTAGCATAGAGGATAGCGTTAAGTAGATTTGGTAATCGTACCGAACCTCCGTAGTATTTGGACGCCCATCGTCCTAGCCATTCGGCTGGTCTGTGGGTTCCGCTATGGAGTATACCGCTTGGCCCTAAACAGAACAGGGCTACTGCTAGCCTAATCATGATCCCTTTGGGACCATGAAGAGGTATATAGCATGTAGCTCTGTCTATCATTTGCCAGATAAATGGATAACCTTTCATGGAGCAATCCATGATAAGGTTTGGCATCAATTTCGCGTTTCTGACTACAGTCAAAATGTTCCCAGCTCCAATTGGAGTAATCTCTCCAAGTGAAGTGTGGATCCATCTTTTGGCAAACTCGGCCACGTTCCCGTGGTGACTTTTTGTCATGTTTATTTCAACACCGAGCTCGTTCATTAGAGCGAGGTAACTAGAAGCTACCTGATCATCAGCAATGATAATATCATCACCGATAATTGCATAATTCCCGAACCAACCAGGTTTCCCTGATCTGGAAGCGGCAATCTGCACAATAATGTGATGAGTCAAGGCCAACATGGCCCATGAGGAGTAAGCTCCCATGGGTTGGCCAACTGCGTAATTGTATACACGAGATAATCTCTCGCCATCTTCACTTTTCGTCTTAAAGACGTAATCTCTCTCTAACAGGGAGGCCCAAAGGGCTCCTGGAAGACCAAACGCAGATAAAATCTGTGCTTGTAGCTGAACGGGTAATCGATCCGTTGCAGCTGATAGATCAAAAGATGCTATCCGAGTATCCGGGGACAGTCGGTATAGAAGTTCTTTCATAGGTGATTCCTGATCAAAGGTACCATCCTGTGAAATATATCGAAGTGAACGAAAGATGGAGTCATGTAGAGGTTTCAATACTAATTGAGACCAATAATCTACAATGGCTACCACTCTAACTTTCCCTCGAGCTTCTAGTACGGTCGCTAATCTTCCTATACACAGCTCCTTCAACTGTAAAACAGAATGAGGGATACGCTGATGTACTACTAGTGATAGTAGCCAGATTAACGGTAGGAGTAGCGTGGCAACGATTATGATCCAGCAACACCAAACAATGGGTAAATCCCATTTGAAGTGGCGGCACCATTTGTACCAAGACCACATCTGTTTAGGATGTAGGCCAAGGGCAATGGCGTCAATTGCTGAGCTCCAAGTCGCACGTGGATAATTAGGACCCGAAGATTCCGATATTCTCAGAAAGTTCGGTTTCTTAAGGTGTTTGATCGGACGTATATGAGCTACAACGCGGTCTATCTCATGTTGAGGTAGAACCATTGTAGACCCTGTAAAGGGACCAGTGATCGTCTCCCATTTGTAAATGGGAGCGAATCCAATGACTCGATATACACTGAGTGCCGTTAGCACTGCTCTAAGTACCAGATTACCTCGAATCGAGCCCACCTTAAAGGCGGATAACTCTTTCCGAAGGATAATCGGAAGTATCTTAGGCAGCCCAGCCGCTGATAACGAGACCAAGGTTTTACCTTGTTTGAATTTCTCGTTTCCAGCCCAGCATATTAGTGCCCGAGAACACTCACTCAGATATTGAGAAGTGAACTTCGGCCCAGACTTAATCCAAATTTCTTTGATGTTAAGTCCTAATATGTGGAAACCTTTTCTCCAAAGATCATCTAAGCCAAGAACGTAGACTGGCAGCTTAATGAAGGACATCAACTCTCGTTGACGAATCCATTTAGCCACTCTTCTCTCACCTAGAGTATTTCTATTAATGAATGCTTTATGTGTGTGTAAGAGGCCCGATACGTTCTGGATGATTCCACGGACAGGATAGGGTGCAAGCCTTCTGCCATGTGCGGAGGTGAACCCGCGTGAATGATTGCCTTACTGGTATCAGGGGTTGTAGTTACAACCATAGTCGAACCACCGCCTCCACTCAAGGAGTGCTCTCTTTTGAAGAGCTGCGGGACCTGCATCTGGGTTTTCACCCAAGAAGTAGGTAACGGCTGGAG